CCGCTTCCATCAGAATTTACAATAATGGAAACCTTACCCTTTTCACCTTTTCCATTCAGCAGACAGAAATATACATAATCTGTCACTACATTATTTCCTGTTCCATATTTCATTTTATGGGCAAGCATAAAATCCTGCGCAGGATCTCCCACATAGCGGTCTCCGGAGACCTTAAAGCTTCTCTGTGTACCTGTCTTCATTGTTGACTGACCAGCCCGGATATAGGTCTTATCCTGCGTGATAGGGTTCATCTGGGAATCCAGCCCGGACACACCCATTTCCACCACCTCATAATCTGCCTCTTTGGTAGCCTCTCCCGTATTGATCGCCAGTACATAATCATCATTTGTAGCAAATCCCTCATAATCGGGATTCGGGGTATAACCTTTCATTAATACACTTAACTTCATTTCTCTTATCTCCTTTTCAATAAATTTCAATCTGAAGGATGCAGGAATACACCACCTGCAGATCTTCTGCTCTCCCTGTTTTGTGTGGAGCTGATTCTGTTTCCACCGTCCGGACCCGGCAGCCTTCTCCCTCCAATTTTCGCTTAAACCGTCTGAGATGGTTACATATACTGTTCAAAGTCCGGATACACTCCGGCTCTATGGAGGATTTGCACATAAAAAGGACTGGCGCCCTCTGGGCTTCTCCCGCCATACGGACATATCTTTTTGTCAGTACAGGTCCTAATTCCGCATAAATCCCCCCATCGCTTTTCAGTTCCGACAAATTCACATCCAATTCCAGATCTTCTTTACAGATCCTTTGGATATTCAATAACAGTTCTTCCATCTTTGTCCTTTCTACTGCATACGCCTTTTCATGGCTTCTTCGATCGCAAGGCTCCAGTCTGCGCCACGCTTCCGCTCTGCATACTGTTCCCATTCTTTTCTCGCCATGGGGTCCGTATATTTCAGCTGTTCCGGTCCATAGGTTCTCGTTTGGGGTGTTCCATGCATCACTTTTCCTTCATGCTGGTACTGGGCATAAGGGGTATCCCAACGAACTTTTAAGCTCCCATCCTTTGCCTGCTGGTCGGAATGGAGTTCTGCACTTCGCCGCAAATCTCCCCCTCCGCCATCCTGGGGAGTGCCGCCGCTTACGGGAACATAGCGGTTGATATCGTCAATGATCTCATCCCGTACATCGGTAAGCCCTTGATCTCCTGCTGCTCTGATCTTTGCCATCGCCCGAGGTTTATGAATCTCAACCTTTACTTTTACTGGCATATCTCACCATTCCTATCTCGTAATGATGCAGCCGGCGCTTATCATAAAGCGGCTCCACCGAAATGATCCGGAACTTTTCCCCCTGAAAATCCACCACCTGATCTTCATGGAAAACTGTTCCTTTCGGGCTGCTGTTTTTACAATCAAAAAACAACAACGCTGCCAGCTGCCATTCCACGTTATTTTTATCACGGATCACTTTACTGGACGGTTCGATCCTGATGTTTTTAAGCTCTGTCAAAATTTCCGGATCTGATGTAGTCCAGCCATCCGTAACCACCCCCATAAGCCTTCCTTCCTGCTGTAGCATCGATTTTGGAATTGCCCTCAAGCTTAATCACCTCCCCGGTATAAAAGCCCTGTAGGAGCCAGAATCCGCATCGCCCGTGGTGCGCAAAAGCTCTGCCCTGCATTTCCGTCAGGCGTACCGGAATAACTGAATTTTCCAAGACTTGCGCTTTGCAGGCTTGCCCCGGTATCCAGATCACTCCCTCCATTAGCATCCAGATATTCTATCTGGGCGCAGATTGCTTTCTTTACCCTTTCCTGTATAAATGTTCCATACGTTTCCATTTTTTCAGGAACGATTCGGTACATGCACATCTCTTCCACAATCTCCGAAGCTCTTCCTAAAAGGAAAGGGAACTCATCTTTCGCGATGGGCTCCCCTTTGAAAACATTGTCATAATATTCCCGGTCTACATATTCCATTCTGTATTCCTCTACATTTCACTCGCTGTAGGCGCAACTTTGATCCCCCGTAAGACAGCAGCACTTTTTGTTGCTTTCACGGTCATAGCGGCGATCATCTCCACTTCTCCGGTCTTTACCGCTCCCGGAAGAGAAAGGTTTGGAAGGTACGTCTTCGGCGCTTTCTGCCCGTCCGGTGTCACTGCATGAACTCCATCCAGACCCAGGCGCGCAAAATAGATCGGAGAAGTACCATCCTCTTCGCTGGTCTCAATGATCTGTTGTGCTTTTCCTGGTTTATCCCCCATCTTCATGATCTTTGTATTTCCATACGTAACGATCTCAGATCCCAAATT